AATCGGAATTATTGCCGGTGGGATGACGATTATATATATGGCGGTTAAGATTTACCAGGAGGTAAAGAAGAAGTGAGCCGGTATCGTTCATACGGCAAACTAGACGATCCATTCACATCGGAAGGGGATACTTTCTTTCTGCGGATGAATGCCCGTCTACGCCCTAACCAGTTAAAGCCTGGTGAGGTAGCATTGTCGAAGAATGGTCGAATGAATAAGGATGGAACTTGGCAGACTCGCAAAGGGTTATCGACTTTGTTTGGATCGATTACCTCGGGTGAAAATGCGATCCGATTGCCTTACATTATTTTATCGGCCCAACGGCAGAGCAATGTAGTAACCTTAATTTTAAGCACTACACCTTCGCTTTCTTTTATACCTGGTGAAGATTTCCACATCGATGACCTAGATGCATCAGTCGATGGCACTCAAACTTTAGCTTCGGTCAATTTTACAACTAAGACTCTGACTTTTGCCAATAGCGGAGCGGATACCACTTTTACAGTAAAGGGTGAAAGTGTAGGGAATACTTCCGTGGTAGCTTCCGGCACATCCATAGGTACAACTTTAAATTTTACCCTAAACGATAACGGGGTAAACGAAGTATTCGGATCGGCAGTCTTTTCGGATGCCACATCGAATAACGATGATTATATTTTTACCGCTACTGATACCACCTGTATCATTCTGCGTCTGAAAGACTCGGCACTTTTCAAGTGTCGGTATGAGGCTGGAGGGGAATCAGTCGATGGACCGGTTCAAATGACTCAGGGACTCGGAAAGATGTATATCTTTAGGACTCGTCAGACAACTCTCGAGGCCAGCCCCGAGGTTCAGCGAGTGGATATCTCATCGGCATCGCAAAGTGGGCAGACGATAACTGTAAACGCCACGGCACATGGCCGCTCGGCTAATGATTATGTTACTTTAACCGGTCTAGGAAATTGGACTAATAATCCAAATGACTGTTACCAAGTGGCCACTGCATCGACAAATCAGTTTACAGTTACAATGGCAACGAGCCAAAATACGACCTTTAATGTTTCCGGTGCACAGGTAGAATTTTTCTTAGACTTCACTAAAGTGGCAAATGGAACTTATACTGCACCGCTCTACCTGACTGATACCACAACAGTCGCACAGGACGGAGTGGTAACCATGGATATAAATTCTCACGGCCTGTCCGCTGGGGATGATTTAACCATCCAGTCAGGTACAAGCCCATTCGACCTCTTTACGAATCAAAAAACTCGTGTTTCCAATGTCCCGAATGCAAATCAATTTCAGTTTAATTTAGAAGTCGCAAATGTTTCAATTGGCCAGTCTAAAACTTTAACAGTTAATAAACCCCTAGCAGTCGGAAAAGGCTACATTCACCAACCCGCCGCACCTTGGGGAATCGTTCACGAACGAAGGCTTTGGATGCCTTACTGGTATACCTCGGATGTCAATCCCACGGACCGTGGAATAAGGGATGAGATAGTAAGTTCTGACATTATGGATTTTGATACCGTGGATGTAATCGGGAATCAGTTCAGGCCATCTGCCGGGCAAAGCGATTACTTGGTCCAGCTCACTCCATTCACAAAAGATTCACTCGTAGTATTTAATCGTAAATCAATCCATCTGATGAGTGGGATAAGCGGATCTCTTGCTGATGTTTCGACCAATGTGGTAACCACAGAAATCGGATGCTCGGCAAGAAAGTCAGTAGTCCAGGTAGCAAATCAAATAATGTTTTTATCTGACCAAGGTATCTATTCAGTCGAATTTCTTGACGCTTATAATTTACGGGGAACAGGCACTCCAATCTCGGAAACCATCCAGCCCTTTATCGACCGAATTAATCAGGATTATGTTCATCTGTCTTGTGGAGTTTACTTCGATAATCGTTACTGGCTGGCGTTACCATTAGACATTGTTCCAGGGAGCGGAGATGCAACTAAGCTTAACACTATAATCGTGTACAGCTTCCTTAATGGAGGCTTTGAAAGCATCGACACAGTTAACTCAACCGAGTTTGCGATTCGTGAATTAATAGTCGGCAAAGAAGGTTCGCAGAATGCCCTCTATCTTACCACTGAAGAAGGCGGCATCCACAAAGTCGATGGAGCAGATGGAGGGGATGTGGTAAGTATGTCCGCCGGTCAGGCGGTTCCCGAAACCATCGATGTAGTAAGCCAATGCACCACTCGCCAATACGATGCCGATACTGCCGATAGGAAAATGTTTTCCCGTTCCGAGCTACATATAAAAAGCTCAGATCAAGGACTTTCCGATGGTGATATCAGTTTCATAACTGAAGATCCCGACTCCACATCTTCGGCCACATCGATCTCCACTCTGCTAGGTTCAACTTTACCGGCAAACGAGGATTCCTCAATCCGATTGGGAGTAAGAAAAAGAGGATTCGGAATACAGACAGACTTTAAGCCCACAGTGGGCAGACCATTTTTACGGGCAGTTAAGATAGATGCCCGAGTAACAGACAGAAGCACAACTTCAATTTCATAGGAGAAACATTATGGCAGTATTATCAACAGGACAGAGTTTTGCGAGTGGCGATCAAGTCACCGCACAGAAATTAATTGATATTGTCGGCCAAGCGTATTTTACCTCGGCGGCAGATACGACTGACAATTCGACCCTTACTTTAGGTTCGAGTAAATTAAAAGTTAAGGATGCCGGAATCACAGCGACCCAGTTGGCCACGGATTCCGTCATCACCGCAAAGATTCAAGATGGAGCAGTAACAGCCGCCAAGCTAGATGCTGGAGCAGTAAGTGTTCTCATGCCAACGGCATCAATTATGCCTTACGCCGGTTCATCTGCCCCAACAGGTTATTTATTGTGTGATGGTGCGGCAATTTCACGCTCCACTTATTCGACTCTTTTTGGACTGTTGGCAACCACCTACGGATCGGGAGATGGTTCATCGACTTTCAATATCCCCGACCTTCGAGGCCGAGTAATTGCCGGACAGGATGATATGGGCGGAGCATCTGCTAATCGATTAACTGGTTTAACTGGTGGAGTTGACGGAGATGTTTTAGGCGGATCAGGAGGAGCAGAAACGCACACCCTCAGTACCGCAGAAATGCCCGCTCATACCCACGGATTAATCATTGACTCATCCACATCAGACGATTTCGGGACTTCGGGGGGAAACACAAATAATGTTTGCTCGGGTTCGGGTTCGACCGCTTCAACAGGAGGAGGCGGAGCCCACAACAATGTTCAGCCGACCATCATTTTAAATTACATAATAAAGACTTAATATGGACTTCATAAAAAAATTAATCGGCCCATCGGAAGAGGAAATTGCAGAAGAAGCAGAGATGCGTTTAAATCTAGTACAACAGGCCCAAATAGCTCCCCAGCAAGTAACTCGCTCAAAAGACCCGCTTTCCCACCAATACGGGGACACCCATGTTCAAATGCGTCGGCGTACAAACCCAAGCCATTTTCCCGACACCAACCCCGAGCATTTTAATCAGGATATTTCGCAAGACCAGGTAATAAAATATTTAGCCGAACAATCGCCAAGCGGGGAATCGTTAGCGTACATCAATCCGATCGAACGGGAACTTCTCATGCTCTCCGGTGCAAAGGGTAAAATGACAAAAGATGGAATAGTTTCCTTCGCCCCCGAAGATCCGCTCAAACAGGCGGCCATGCTTCTTAACACAGCCGCACCGGAAGGTGAAGGATTAGCGTACATTAATCAACAAGAAGCACAAATGCTAAAGGATGCCGGTGGAGCGGGTGAACCGGTCAACTCCTCGGGAGTACCTTCCTTCTTCTTGCAGAAACTCTTTGGAGGAGGAAAAGCACCCCCTCCCTTACCCGAATTTAATGTCGGCAAATCTGCCCGAGATTATGTCGGAGCAATGGCCGACTCAGGGCTTCAAGATCAAATGCTTGGGGTACGCCAAAAGTACGACCCACAGTATCAAGATTTACAGATGGGTCTTGCCCAACGAGCCGCCGATCCGATGGCTAGCCTAGCAGAATCGAATGCTATGCGGTCACAGGATTTCGGGGCGAGGATGGCAGAAAGACAGGCGGGGTCAGATATTTCTATGCTTGGTCGATTTGGTGCGGATATGAATCAGGCTTATCGTGCATCCGATCCACTCATGCAAGCTCGTACACAACAAGCTAACCAGTTAGCCGATCAGGCTTTCAATGAAGCACAAATGACTGACCTATCGCCCGAAATGAGACGGCGAGCCACTCAGTCCGCCCGTGAAGGATTAGTGGCGAGGGGTAGGGGAATGGATAATGCGGGCATTGCCGCTGAAGCC